GCCATTTAAACGTCTCCTATGGTCCAAATTCGATAGCTTCTAAGGAGGCTTTCTCGTTAACGTTGACAAGCGAACGGCCATACTCAGGGTGATCAATTACCTTGTACCGGCTTCGCTTCAAGTCGAACCCGCGAGTGGAGCCTGCCGCCTCGTTGTAGAAAACCTCCAGGTCTTCCATATTGATTAGATTACCAGGATCGAAAAGCTGGTCCCCGACCTTGTAAACCTCCGCCACCTCGCAGTTGCAGAGGTTATGGATCGGCATGAGATCGCCATGCGAGTACATGTTGGTACTAGCGACAATACACAGGCCGCACGACTGGCCGGACTCGGACAGCTCCGGGTGCACAATACGACGGTAGCCCACCACCTTCGACTTTGGTAGCTTGTCCATTGCTACGTGGTGTGTGTTGCGAGACGCCGACTGGATGTCGTGCGACACCATGCGCTCTGCGCGCTCCTCCACCTTCTGCTCGGCGTAGCGCTCGATCACCCGATCCACCTCCGCCGGGGTGAGGGTAACCAACGCCTGGGGCTCCTCTACTGGCCTAGTCCCGGCGGAATCCTTATCGGTTCCCCGAACATTTTCATCGACATCCCGCCCTCCGCCAGCGGGCTCGTCCACGGCTGGCTCCACGGTGCCAAGGGCCGCTCCGCCTCGCGGAGCAACCTTAACTGGCGTCGACGTGCGCGGTCTTTTTGGGTTTTCTCGGCCCTCTGTTTTGCGGGCTTCTTGCTCTGCTTTGGCGAAGGCTTTCTTCCACGTTTCATCATAATTCCCATCAGGTTCAACCGCGTCCTCGGAAATCCGCTCTGGTCGAGCAATCGGCAGTAATCCTTGTGTCTCGAACTCCTCGACAAGGGTTTTGATCGGCGCGGAGTCTGGTTTCAGTTCGCGGTTCTTCTTGTATTCGTTGGCCAGCCGCTCGTAAGCATCTTCGAGACTGCTTCCTCGGGTGGACCTTACCTCCGGGGGATACTCGTTCTCATCCGGTACGGAGCCGGGCAATGGAATGCCCATGATGGCAGAGCGCTCACGAACCCCGGCCCACGTCACAATCTGCGACTGGCGGATACCCATGCGCACAATGGTGGCGGCCTGCCGAGCGAACAATTTCACTCCCGCGTCGGTCGTAAAGTCCGCGGCGCGCAGGAGCGCCACAACCTGCATGGTGACGGCGTCAGTGAGAGCCTTCTTGCCTGCCGCGACAGCAGTCACGATCCCGGCAATTTTGGCGATGTTGGCCTGCTCGACCTGCGCAGGGGTTAATTCTTGGCCAGGGATAGTGATCGGGTAGTCGTAGACCGAACGGGCCGGAGGCAGGGTCTGTGCTGTTACCGGCATTACTCGGCCCCCGCCTCAGCCTTACCGGCTAGCTGCTCTTGCTGCTTCTGCGACTCCGACTTGGCCGGTGTTAGGTTCGTAGCTTGGGTTGCTTTGGCCTTGGCCAGCGGGGTCATAGTGCCAATGGCGGAGGTAAGGGTTTGCGACAGCATCTCCTCAATCCGCTCGTTCTCTGCGCGGCGAATCTCGCTTGGTGTCATGAACGCACCCTCACGTAGCGCCGTGCGCAGGGACACGCCCGCACCAACAAGGGAGGTGACTGCGGCGGTTTTCTCCGCTAGGGTGTAGGTTTGGATCGGACCCCAAATGACCTCTAGAGAGTCCTCCTCTGCACGGTCCTTTTCGCCGTTGACCCCCAATAGGATTGAAATGTGGCGCTTCCATGCGGCCCCGAACCGACGTCGTCGATCCTCGACTTTGGCGATGCTGTTTTCCTTCTGCGCGTTGGCACCCTGCGCGGACTGGTTGAGGCTATCCGAGAAGTACGACATTGGCGTATAGGTCACTGACGCCAAATCCTGGATGTCCTTGGACACAGAGTTTAGAATCTCCTGAAAACTCGTTGGGGAGGACTCCCAAATCTCGGCTCCCTCCGGTAGCATCCATAGTGCGGCGGGGCTGGCTTCAAACATGTCCGAGTAGTCGATCTCCTGGCCGAACTCGTCTCGACGGCGGAAGTTACCCTTAACT